ATGGGAACATATGGTGTTTATGATTCTGGAATAGAATCTATGGTTTATGGTAAACCTGCTATCTTTAGACCTTTTATAAATTCATTTCAATTTATGGAATATGATGCAGAGATAAATAAATTCTCTAAACGTTCTGTTATATTTAAAAATTGGAAGGATGAAGCAATTGATACAAGTGGGGGAACTCGTTGTGGTAAAGTACCTTATAAGGATAGAGATAAATTATCTAGTGCTGAATTAGCATTGCAAAAAAATATAAAATGTTATAGACTTGTATATGGTACAGTAAGTATGGAAGGTAAAAATGCAGATGGCAATCCTGTTTCAATAAAACATAAACCTGTTTTATGGAGAGTAACAGGAAGTAACTTTACCCCTGTTGGAGAGGCAATGCAAAGTCTTAAAAACAGAAAAAAATTAATGTTTAACCATACTCTATCTTTAGAAACAGATAAAAGAAAAGCAGGTTCTACAGTGTATTTTGTATCCTCAATAAAAGTAAATCAAGATGAAGTTACTTTTACAAAAGAAGATATGGATTTAATGCAAAAATTTCAAAACATAATCACTACAGAAAATGAAGAGATTATTGGTCTTTGGAAAAGTGCTAATAAAGTAAAGATAAGTGATGATGACTCTACTACTGCTGATACTGTTTCAGCAATAGAAGGTAGTCCTTTCGAGGTTAAAACTGCCTAGTCAAATCTTACAAAAGGTTCAATCATTCCTCAAGGAAGCGACAGATAATTCTGTTGATATAACTGAGGAATTGATTGAGCAGTTTGGCGAAGATTGTAAAGAAGCTATTCGTAAACAATTTACAACAAAAAGGGAAAGAAAATTTAGAACAAGAATATCTAATGCAGGAAGACCTCTATGCCAATTGCAAATGGAAAAAAAAGGTATCAAAGGAGAGGGACAACCTTATAATAATAAAATGAGAAATACTTTTGGTGATTTAATAGAAGCCCTTTCTGTTCTTATATTAAAAGCATCTGATGTAAATGTTAATTCAACTCAAAAGGGAGTGACTTATGGTAAAAATTTAGATAAAATTAAAATTGATGGTACATATGATATTGAAATTGACAATATTATATATGATATTAAAAGTGCTTCCCCTTGGGCTTTCGAAAATAAATTTGGAGACAATGGGGGATTTAATTCTATAGCAGAGGATGACCCCTTTGGTTATATGTCTCAAGGTTACTTATATGCTGAATCTGAAAATAAAAAATTTGGTGGGTGGATTGTTATTAATAAAAGTACGGGTGAATGGTTAGTAACAGAAACTCCTCAAGATGATGATGAATATAAAAGTAAAGCCCTTGAAACAGCCAAGGATAACTTCAGTGCAATAGAAGAGGATAAACCCTTTAGACGTTGCTACAGCGATGTAGCAGAAACTTTTCGGAAAAACCCAACAGGAAATAGAATACTGGGAGTTACTTGTAGTTTTTGCCCATATAAATTTCCTTGTTGGGGTTCTGATAAGTTGCAGTATCTCCCTCAACAGCAGTCTAAAGGGAAGAGTCCTCGTTGGTCTTATTATACTGAACTAAATAATCCTAGAACAGAAAATGAGAACTAGTAGTAGAAAAGCAAAAGGTAGGAGACTACAAAATTGGGTTCGTGATGAACTATTAAAATTATTTACTCAATTTACAGACGAAGATATATTTTGTGCAATCATGGGAGAGAGTGGTGCTGATGTAAAATTCTCTCCCCAAGCACAAAAATTACTTCCATATTCTGTGGAATGTAAAAATAAAGAAACTTTTAAAGGTATATATGATGTAATGAAACAGGCAAAAAGCAATACTAAGATAACACACATACCATTAGGCATTATAAAAATGAATAATGAATTACCTTTAGCACTTATAGATGCTAAAGTTTTATTTAACATGATGAGGGAAAATGTCAAACGATAAAATAAAATTAAAAGATGGAGTAAGATTATTTGTATCACCTACAGACAATGGGTTTGCCTGTGGAGTTATAGAGGATGATTGGATGTATACAGACGAAGGATATTTTTGTTCTGTTATTGCAAGAGGAATGATGAAAATAGCTTGTGATAAACCTAATGAAGTATTTGAAGAAGGTTTAGAAGGTTTTAGATTAGATGTACAAATGAAAGAAAATAAAGAACTTATTAATGGTAATATTAAAGATGATGATAATAATATAATTGTACCATTTATAAATAAAAAAAAATTAAATTAGAGGTTTTATGACAGAAGATATTAATAAAATACAAGCTAATATGCACGCCCCATTTGGGCCAATGCTTATAGAATTTAAAATGCCTCAACCTTATATTGATATGCTAAATACATATGGAGATAAGATATCAGCTAGTGATAAAAAATCTAAACAACTAGATTGGTCAGATAAACTTGTAGGTAATGTTAAACAAGAGCATAAAATAGAACCTCATATATGGCAAGAAAAAATAGGAGAGTATCCTAGTTTTTTTAATTGGATGGCAAGTTGTTTAAATATGTATATGAAAACATATATGGGTCAAGCAATAGCAGAAGAAATTAAAAATATTAAAGGTGATATTACTGGTGTTGATTTACATAATAGTTGGATTGTTAATTCTATTGCCGGTGATTTTAATCCTCCTCATATGCATTCGGGTTTAGTTTCTGCGGCAGGGTGGACAATGGTTCCAGAATCTGTAGAGAAAGATAAAGAGAAAGACCATGCAGGTTGGATAGAATGGTTATTTGCAGACCCTCATCCTTTACTTAATCCTAAGTTTCCCTTTAAACCTGTTGTCGGTAAAGTAATGTTTTTTCCTAGTTGGTTACAACATCAAGTGTATCCTTTTCGTGGTAAAGGAATTAGAAGAAGTATATCATTTAACGTAACTCCTAAGTATTAATATGAAATTAACAAAAGAATTTTTATCTGAGGCTAGTCGATTAGTGGGTACAGATAGAGAAAAAGATTATGGTGATAAAGTAGACAATCACAATAATATAGCTAGGCTATGGTCGGCCTATCTGGATGTAAAAGTAGAGGCTCATGATGTAGCAATTATGATGGCGTTATTAAAAATGGCTCGTACTAAACTTGGTAAAGTTAGTAAAGATACCTATATTGATATGGCGGCATATAGTGCTATAGCAGGAGAAATTAAATTTAAGGAGAATAAATAATGAATTATATTATTACACAAGAACAGTTAAACACTATATTAAAATATATGTTTACTAGACCTTATGGAGAAGTTGCTCAAGGTATTACTGTGTTAAGTAAGTTACCTAAACTTGACGATAAAATCAATCCAGATTTTATTAGTGAAGAGGGCAAAAAAAATGACACCAAAAAGTAAAGAAGCTATTATCTTCAGTACTGTGGTGTCAGTAAATAATAATGGGGAGTTAGTAACAAAGCATGAATCATTACCTCCCCAAGGCGTTCTTAAAGAACTAGGTGATGATTATTACGCACATTTAATATGTGCTATTGTCAAACATTGTAAAGCTGATTCGTATTATTTTGATGAACAATTACGCAATTTGTTGCGTAGTATTTGACATCAATCCTCCATTTTGTTCTGTTAATGTTCCTAAAGGAGCCATTGTGTTACTAGCCATTGCATCTGTCATAGGTGTAGGAACAGATATATTTTCTGGAGCCATATCTTCAACAGCCGTTTCTATTTCTTGAGGTGTCTGAGCAGGCCCTCCTGTAGCTACTGGTGTATCTGTTTGTAAAGGTGTTGCAGGAACTCTTTCTCTTTCTGACATTAATGCATTTGTCATAGGTGTAGCTTTTGTATCTCTTATACCTGCTATACTTCCATACTCTTCAATTAACTGACTAAAATTTACATCTCTCATAGCTTTTAATAAATCAGCAATAAGCATAGGTCTTGTAACATTACCATCCATAGGGGTTGTAGGTTGATTTCTAACAGATTCATTTTGTAATTGTGTTGTTAATCCTTGTGTAGTTGGTAATGCCATTAATTTGTTCCTCCTAAATTTACTTTTCCTAGATTTAATTCTGTTACACCAATTGGTGTTACTTGTTTTAATTCAGATACTTTACTAGGATAATCTTCTTCTTGAGTTCCTTCTAAATTAGTTAATGCTTTTGCTACATCATAAACAAGAAACGCACTTAAATTGTTTACTCTATCTAAAAACGAGACAGATATTTTATCTTCTACATCTGTATTAACTTTTTCATTATTGTAATCATAAGTGCCATCTAATATTTGAGCAGTTCCTTTTATAGTATTTTGTGCCCATTTAAAATAACTAGTATCATCACTAGTAAAAGTGTTTTCAATCTCTCCTGTTTTTTCATTTACAGTGTCTATACTATATCCGCCAAAAAAATCAGTAAAATCATTAACAATTACTTCTCCTGCACTATTAATATAACCACTAACACTTCCAAGAGTATGATATAGGTTATCACCCATTGGAGTAAAAACTACTGGAGAATTTAATTTTAAAAACCCATGTTTATTAACCACTGCAGACGATAATGAATTTTTAAGATTATTTTTTTGGCTTTCATTAAAATCAGAAATACTTAAAGGTTTATAATTAGCCCTTCTTTCTGTGCTTCCTAATTTGCCACCTATAAATAAATCATAAATATAATTACGAGTTTGTAAAGGTATTCCTAATTTTTCCATAAGTGCTCTAGATTTAGATTTTGTTTCTGTTTTAACAGGTAATGGGTCTGTTAAATCTAATCTATTAAATCTTTTTTGTGCGGCATCTAATGATTTTTGTAAATTGCCTCCATATTTTCCATCTTTTAATCTTCTATCAACATTGTAATTGCTTTCTACAATTTCTAAAGCTTTTTTTAATCTTTTTTCTCCTAATTCTTTTGAACTTTTAACACTTTGTTGACCTTTATCGGGAGTGTTATCATCAAATTTTACAGCAGTTGTACTTTTCTTTTTAGGAGTATCAACTTTATATGCTGTGTCTGATGTCATTAAAGATTTGACATTTTGTTTTTTAGGTTTAGGTTTAGATGTATTAGATTGACCAATACCCGGTTGTCTGCTACTAGGTTTAGATACTAAAGGTTTAGGTTTACTAATTCGCTGTTGACTTCTACTAGGCCCTTTACCTCTCCCATGTCCTGCTACATGTGGCATATTAATTACCTAGTGGATTTTTAAGTTGTAATTTAAGTTCTTCCATCATAGCATTTTGTACTTCATTTTCTTTCTGTGCAATAGCTACATCTTTACTTAATTGTTCAATATCTTCTTCTAATTCCCAACCATATTCTTCTAATTCTTTAAGAGAATTAAGAAGAGGTTGTAGATTAGCAGGTTTAGGTAGCATAGCTATTTGCTCTCTAATTTTACCTATCTCTTTAAATACTTTTGTTAAATCTGTAGGTTTAATTTGTTCTTCTACTTTATTAATTCTATCTATTAAATCTACTTTATATTCATTTGCATATAATAAAACTTCATCAAATTGTTTTGTTAACTCTTTATCTTTTTGTTTTAAAGATGATAGGTTAACTGGAGGTGTAGATTCTATTGCATCAAGACGTGAGTTAAACTGGCCCCATGTATAAAAGCCCCCACCAATTGCTCCTACAACACCTATCAGTGCCGCATAAGTACTAAGTTTATCCATTATTTTCATTAGTTTTCCTCCTGTTGTAGTC